TTTAATTAAATAATGTTAAGGAGATAATCATGAAACATTTAAAAGACAAGAAACTATGGATAGGTGCGGCAGTAGTCGTGATCGTATTCGCATGGATGCTTTGGTCAGGTCAGCCTGTACCGGAAGTTCAAGGTTAATCACTTAAAGGTCGACGATGGAGACATATTGAATCGGCCTTTTAACCACACACTTTATAACTCCTAAAAAATAATAAATACACACAGTTCAAACGTACTTCTACCACTGTAGAAGACTTATGCGGATAACAACCGCGTACCTAGGAGAACTAGGATTGGACTCCTTTAAAGGAGAAAACAAATGGGAAGACCAATAAACAAAAACAAGATATCAGGAGCCTCTGGCGCATTCGGCGGAGACCTTTCTGGTAAAATTGCGGTTACGGCTTACAGACCATTCGGTGGAGCAAAAGTTGATTCCACAGTGGCTTACGTTGTTGCACAAAGATCATCTAGGTTATTCAAGATACACTTAGAAGATTCAACTGAAGTAGTAATGATGCTTAAAGCAGTTGCTCCAGGTTCACTCGCGAACGACAACACGAGTGGCGTTGGTGAATTCTGTGTACAAGTTATCTTAGATGACTCAACAGTTGCTTACGTAAGTAAGTTCTTCAACAACACAATTCATTATGTAACTGCCGGCGGTGCTGAAGGTAGCAAACCTTACACGCTTAAAGCAGAGGGTACTGACGAAGGTCAGGATTCCGACAAAGCGAACATCGACGTTAGATAATAGAACAATACGTGCTTTAAAGGGGGAGTTACACGCTCCCCCTTTTCTTACATAAATAATAGCAAATGGCAAAGAATTTACGTACCTCAGATGATTACACTATACAAGCCGGCACGGGTGCGGCAGGTACAAAAGATATTGTCTTAGATTCAAGAAGAGTTGTTGTCAAAGGTGACCTCGACGTTGAAGGAACGAACACAGTCATAGACACAGCATCACTTACTATTGAAGACCCTATCATAATCCTAAGCAGAAACAATTCAACTCCGTCAGACATTGACGCAGGTATACTAATAAACAGAGGTGCGGCCAACAACGCGGCGATCTACTGGAACGAGGGTGACGATGTTTTTAAAGCAGTCACAACAACATCAGATGGCACCGGTAATGCGATAGTAGATACGGCACTGGCAAAAATACAGGTTGCTGAACCAACAGCAGGATCAGATGCGGCAACAAAAACTTATGTAGACTCTACGAGTAGTGTAAGTTTATCGGGTTCAACAAACAATCAAGTGACAACTATCACTGGTCCGGACGCAATACAAGGCGAAGCAAATTTAACATTTGACGGAACAGTATTAGCAGTCACAGGCAACATCACAGCAACAACTTCAATAGCCAACGATGCTGTATCAATAGTTGATAATGTTGTGACAGCCACAAGATCCAATGATGATCTTGTATTGAAAGCCAGCGGAACTGGTAACGTGGTCGTTAACGACACACTAACATTTTCAGCAATGGCAACAGATCCAACAGCAACAGCACAAACAATATTATACAACAAAACAGCAGGTGGCGGAGGAACTGGTCTCTATTTTAGAAACTCAAACATCGCAACTGGCACCGTAGGAGAACTGATAAGTAAAAGCAAAGCAACGGCATTGGCCATTGCGTTAGGATAAGATATGGCAATAACAAATTTTCAAGTAGGAACGGCGGTAACAGCGGCCTTCACTGCGTCTGCGGACACGGCAGTTACAGTGATTTACATTACAAATAAAACAGACGGCGACGGAACAGTTGACGTATATGTAACACCAAATGGTGTATCAGCAACTGCTAACCATCTAGTGTATTCTCAATTGACGATCAAAGCCAGAGACACTTATATCATAGACACAGAGAAAATGATTTTAGAATCGGGTGCTAAAGTTTGGATAGCGGCTCCAGATTCAGCGGCACAGTTTAACGCAACTATCTCAACTATAGGATTATAATAACCATGGGTAGATATGCTAAAAACCCAGAGTTGACACAAGGGTCCACAGTAGAAATTCCAAGCGTCACAACAGCTCAAAGACCATCAGGATCTAATGGACAGATACTCTACAACAAAACTACTTCAACGTATCAAGCATACAATGGTGCGGCCTGGTACAACATATCAGAAGCATCAAGACAGAAAACAATCACAATAGACAGATTCCAGGGTGATGGATCTACTACCGTTTTTGGAAACGGTGCAGGTTCAAGCATAGATGATTCATCGACTGCAACTTTCTCAGTAGGTGTCAGTGATGCAACAGACATAATGGTATTCGTTGGTGGTGTATACCAGGTACCAACAACAAACTATTCCATATCAGGTACAGGCACAGCGGCACAGATCACTTTTGGTTCAGCACCTCCAGGAAACGACGGCGCCACAGGTGGACACATAGTCACAATAGTTCACGGCCTTGCTAAACTAGGCGAATAATAAAAAATATTTCTAGTAAATTATACCAAAGGGACGCCAGTTACCCGGCTTGCCACCTTTAAGACAAACCCATCCAACTGGTTGGTTCAACGCAGGCTTCTCATTCCAAATCACAGAACCTGTGTCCCATCTACCTTCAGTTGGTTCTTTCTGTCCAGAAGCAAATGTTCTCTCTGCGAATTTGATGTTTCCGTCCACGTGCAGGCTTTCTTGGGGATATTTGACATTGACGCCGACCTGACCATACACACTCATGTTTATGGGTCTGCCTGTCTCTGTTCCAACGACCACATCTCCGTTTGCTCTACATGTGACTCTCGGTGTGTTGTCTGTTCCTATGGCAAAAGCAACATGGGTGTGAGTGCCAACATATGCATTTGACTCCTGCATTGTTGTTATTATTTCATAGCCACCCGAGTTCACAGAGAAGTCTGCACTAGGGGCCGTTGTGTTCACTCCTACCCTACCATCTGCTACGTAGAAAGTATTACGCACTTGTAAATTTTTAAGTATGCCCAATTCGGATAAGTGACTTTTTGTTACACTTTTTCCCAGTCTGTCCTTCCAAAGCACTTCGTTGTGATCAACCATTACTGCTTCGGTGACATTCAACTTAGGGACCTGTGCTGACACGTATTCTAGATTCTCTACCCTGATTGTGCCTTTGACGTTTAGATCCGATGCAACTTCGACAACGTCATTGTTGACCACTAAATTTATAGAATCTGCGGTGTCTTTGATCCCGGTGGAGTTGAAATTCGTTATTGTTCCGCCATCAATCACATCTCCACTTATAGCATTGTTGTGTAGATCTATCTGCTGTATAGCGATTCTAGATTTAGATACTTTGTCCGATTTGTTGATAGGTAATAGTGCCATATAATGACTATTTAGTGTGTGTTTCCAACCGTGTGACGTTCTGGTAAATATGAATGTAGTATTATGGCAATAAACAAGATAGCAGGCGAAACCTTAGAATCGAACCTTATCCGTAGCACGGATCTGTCGTTCAACGACACCCTCCTACATCTTGATGTTGCCAACGGTAGAATAGGTGTAGGTACAGCATCTCCTGGTAATTTTGCATTAGATGTTGCCGGTAATACGAGAATTGCTGGTGACCTTACAGTCACTGGTACCACAACCACAATAGACTCACAAAATTTATCCATAGAAGACAACATGATCGTCCTGAACAGCTCAGGATCGGTGGGCAATGATTCAGGAGTAATGATCAACAGAGGAGCGGCAGGCAACAATGCCATGATGCTTTGGGACGAAAACACAACAAAATTCAAATTTGGAACAACAACACAAGATGGATCAACCACAACAGACTTTGGTGCTGTTACATTATCAAAAGTAGAAGTAGGAGAGCCGACTGCAAACTCAGATGCATCAACTAAAAAGTATGTAGACGATTCAGTAACTTCTCTTTCAGGTACTTTATCAAGCAATCTTTCAAGTGCGATTGCGGCAGTGACCGGCATGGATACAGATCTATCTACACCAGACGACTCAACATTTGGAGATGGTGCATTAACTTCATTGACTTCAACAACAAAAGTTACAGATGCCATAGATGGATTAAATGAAACTATGGAAAATATTAGAAATTCAACGTATGTTAAAAGTGTAACATACACAGCAAACCCAACAGCAGGATCATTAGGCACAAGAGTTACTTTAAATATATCAGCCATCGGCGGCGGAGCAAACAGATATGATGTCAATTGGGGAGATGGCACAGCAGTACAAACTGTTACTACCACAACACCATTCCATGACTATGATGAAAACTCTGGACAGCCTTACACAATTTCTGTTAAAGCATACAACAACACAGCAGTATCAGGTTCTTCAGGATCATTTGCAAACTCAGGTGATTCACAAACCAACCAAGTTATCACAGTGTACACATCACAACCGGTACCTGCGTTTGCCATATATGCGGCCGCATCAGGAGGTTCACCAATTACAACAGCCAACAGTGGTGACACAGTGTATCTACAAAATAATACTACAAATGTTGCAGGCGCAAGTACAACATATAATATTGATTGGGGCGACACCTCAGAAAATGATGTTACAGGCGATAATGGCGTCGCTGGCGGATCATCAACTAATGGCGGAACAAGATTAGCACACACTTACAACAACAGTGCAAACGATGATGGTTCAACAGTTGCAGGTACAGGCACAGGTGATACCAAATATCAAATCAAATTAAGACTACTAACACACACAACAGCAGACCCGGCTGTGGTACCAGCACAGGCAACAAGTAACTTTGAAGTTTACTCAGCACACACGGCGGCCTATGCCGCAAACAGTGTCAGAGGAATCAATGAAGAAGCAACGAACGGTTTTCCTGTTACATTCACAAACAACACAGCGACACTTCCGGGGGCGAATTCGAGTTTTTCAGCAACACAACAGTACACTTGGAACTTTGGAGAAGGAGATTCAAACACTGTGGTTGCAGTTGGTTCGGGATCGTCAGGTGACACAGGTAACACAATCAACAACACCTTCAATTTAACTAGTGGACAACAGAGTGGTGGAACAACTGTAACTTATAATACTTCATTATCATTGGCAAACGGACACACAGGATCGCCTTATACGGCAAACTTAAACATCATTGTTGAGCCAGACGTGAGAGCGAACATTGCCGCTACGTCAAACGTGGTTTCAACCAAAAGTGGAGACAACCAGTATGACTTGTACGATGTAGTTGACCTAGATGGGGCCAACAGAGCACTGACAACTTTCACGAATACTTCACAGAATGCGGACAATTATGACTATGATTTCAAGGATGATTCCAGTGACTTAACAACTATTGCAGAGAATGGATCTAATGCAGGAAGCATAGGTGCTACCCTGTCTAAAAACTTCTCAGGTACAAGTGCAGGTAACTTCACGACAAGGGTGAGAGCTCATGGCACACCCGACACGATCTTCCAAGACGACGAGGAAACTATCAATTGGCAGATGAATTCAACACCAAGTGCACCTCAAAATTTGTCAGCGGTAAGTTTGACATTGAGTGATTCTGCACAAGGTACATCACCAAAATTATGTCATGGATTCACAGACAACTCGAGTTCATTCACGTCACAATCGGCAGGTGACTCTTTAAACACAACAACAGCAAGACGTTATACAAGTGGTACAATAAACACAAATACGTGTACAAACTTCTTAACAAACAATTCAAATGGCACAGGATCAACTGTGAACCAAACACTTACTGCAAAAATTAACAATGCCAGCAAGGGTGCTAGAACATTCACAACAGCAGAAGGTGGAGCAAACAACACAACAGATGACACGCTTGTAATTACAAACCATAGAGATGCAGATGAAGTGTTAACATTACCACAAAGAATGTTTTTAGTGGCAACTGCAAAAATTACTGAAGCGTTGACAGATTACAGTGTAGGATCAAATGCACAAAGACTAGAAAGTTCAGCAGGTGGTAACACGAACATTGTACACGTTGTCAGAGATGACATAACTGCTGTTCCCACAACAGCAATAGGAACAGTGGCAGAAGGCACAGCAGGATCCAAACGTTATGTGTCAGGTGTACCATACTACAACACAGGATCACCAACAGTCACAGTCACTGGTACAACCATTGCAAACTTCACAGGACAAGCATACCAAGACACCAACTCACCTCATCAAGTACACAACGACACCAACCAAGAGTCGACGTCAGATGATGCTATTACAGATTCTGCGTACACATACGCACAGGTAGATGGTTCAACTACCATGTTAAGTTCAAACATTCCTAAGACGGACATTGGTGTTGGCAGTGCTTACACAATAGGAGCAGTAACAGTTCCTATTAGTACCGCAACCAATGTGAAATCGGTTAAAACTATCAGAGCAAGAAGTAAAAATGCAAACGGAACAGGAGCATATAATTCAAGTGCAACAAAAATTCAAGTATATCGTGGGACATTAGCAACATTAGACAATGAAGCCGGCGGTATAACTGTATCAGATTCTCTAGGGGACGGCAGTACACACACTGACGATGCTCTAAGAATAACAGGGTTCGGGTCCTCGTCAGACACACCTTCTTTCAACTCAGCCACTAATTACTACACTAGCAACGCTTGGTCTGGTGCTGTTACTGTGGCGGGGACTACCGAAGCCATATCAAGATTCGGAACGATTAAACACTTCACCACAGACTTGAGTTCGGGATACCTACCCGTTGGTCCTGATTTAAACACATCAAGGGACGGCGGCGAGGCACAGTACTACACGTTCGCATTCAGGAGAACTCCAGTATCGCAGTTCTCAATAACTATGTCGGGCAGGGTGTCAGGAATGTTTATTGCAATGCCAGGTACCGCAATCGACTCGGCATCAGATGCAAATGGTTGGCTGGATTGTTCGTCACAATATGCTGGTGCAGGTGTGCCAGGAGCAGACACCGGTAACGGAGGCAATGGATCAAACGGATGTGCCAAGACAGGTGGTGACAGAGTCGTAGACAACACAACATATTCAAATGAACAGTTCACGTTCACACTCGGTACGGAAAGTCTAGCAAACTCTGTGGGTAACACTTGTTTGGTCAGAATAAAATTGAATTCAGGTGACAGCGTTACGGCACTGTCAGTGGGAGTAGCAGAGTAATGGCAATAGCAGATGCAAAAAAAGTAGACTACCTTTGGAAGAAGATCGGTTATGGTGCGACCAAGACGGACACAAATGCCAACAAGGCGGCACCCAACGAAGCCATTGCATCTCCATTATTGTTGAGGGGTGACAAGACTTGGAACCAAGCGAATCTAATACCAGCAACCATGCCGGGATCAAGTTCAGGTGTGGTAACCGTCTATCCAACAGGCACACCAAACGAAACAACCGCTGACACAACATCAACCACAAGTAGGTCATGGAAGACAGGGCTGACTGACTGGATACCACCGGAGTTCGGGGCAACGTATGGTGTGAAAGTTTACATACACACGTCGTCAGATGCCGGTAACGCCGCTAACATAAGCAATCAAGTTTTTGCCGCAGGTTCGGGTGCCAATGATGAATATTTCTTTGACTATCAATCCGGCGTTTTACATTTTATCGGTACCAACTTGCCCGATGGAGTAAACTTCTCAGGCAAATCAGTTTACGTATCTGGAGCAAGATACACAGGAACGTTAGGATTACAGAACAACGTGTCAGACACAGGTGACTTTTCATTCTCTGGCAACCAGGTTTCAACAACCAGTTCCAACGCCGACATGGAGTTTGACACGTCAGGAACAGGACAGTACGTGTTCCAAGCAAACACAGGCATCATAGTACCAACAGGCACAACAGCACAGAGACCATCTGCACAAGAAGGTGTACTAAGGTTCAACACCGAAACAGGTAGGTACGAGGTTTCCCAGGACGGATCCACGTTCACCAACCTAAGGACAGACTACGATGCGGACAATGTCGTTAAGGATATATTCGCAGGTGACGGATCAACACAGTCATTCACAATGAGCACTTCACCTTCGGGGGTTGAAAACATTGTGGTATACATAGATGGAGTGATGCAGGAACCAACACAGAACTACACCATAACCGGTACAACCATAGACTTTGGTGAGGCCGCACACGCAGGTGCTAGGATATCGGTTTTACACGGTTTTGCTGATTAATCTATAGTCACGCCAGTGGGCGTATAAACAATATCAAAGGTTTGTAATTGACTGGTCAATGTATTCATCACTGACAGTTCTGGTTTTACTTCCCAATCAAATTCTGGTTGCCTTATTATGAAATCATAACAGTCCTGTCCTGACTCGAACCATAATCTCACTCCGGACATCATGTACGTGCCATCCACTTGGAAGTTCTTCCTGCATATTATCTTCAAGACGTTGTCTATCTTGATCCTGAACTTGTTCATTTGATCAACGAGATCCGGACGATCCTTCAATATCTCAACACTACGATTACGACACATGGCCGGCCACATCAACTTAACGCTGTATCTGTAAATTGTTGGTTTACCTGGCATTATCAATCAACTCCTGTAACTTGATGTAGTTGTCACAGAATCCATTATCCAGGTCATCCAATTGATACGTCCTGGGGGGATCACATATGTACATGAATTTTGTGTTGGGATTTGCTATCATGATGCTTTTCAATCTCGTGAGCTCCGTGGGATTAGATATGTCATATCCCAATAGGAAAACTATGGTCTGTTTGAGATAGACTGCCAACATCAGACTCAATGTCTGTGATGAACATTTCTCTGGATCTATGTCATAACTTTTGAGCCCTGGGAACTCCGGCAGGCAGGTCACGCCATCAAAGAACACATATTTTTTGAATAATTTCTCTGGCACCAGCAGTTCTGCTCCTCGAAAGTTGGGAGAGTTCAGCATGTCCTGTAGATTGGTCTCGGTGTTCACAGTGGCATAGTCAAATGTTGTGCTCTTGTTGGAATTGGCAGAGGCAATCACTGGTCCCAAGGCACGGGCCTGTTCTATATCGAACCGTATGGGTAGACTGCCAATAACTGTAATATACGCACTTTTCATTGTCTTATGGTATTTAACACCAACGTAATACGGATTTTAAATAAATACCTACAGTTTTGCAAGACAACAATTATCGATAAGGGGAAAACACAATGGCAATAGGACGAATTACAGGACAGATGTTATCTGCCAATCTGGCAAGGTCAGGAACAGATTTAGCATTTGAAACAAACTTATTAGCACTAGACGTAACGAATAGTAGAGTAGGTATTGGAACGGCTTCGCCGGCAACCACACTACATATCTCGGCGACTGATGCTATATCAATTCCGGCAGGAACATCAGCCCAGAGACCGGGTTCAGCGGCAAACGGACAGATCAGATACAACAGTACACTTAGCACTATTGAGGGTTACTCAAACAATGTTTGGGCCAACCTGGCTTCAGGTGATACACTTAAAGACGCTGACGAGGATACAAGAATACAGGTTGAGAAAAATCCGGATGAAGACATCATCAGATTTGACATAGCAGGCACAGAGAGAGCGAAGATTGAAGATACACTAATCACGCTTGGAACGACAACTATTTCAACAACTGCTTCAACTATCCAAAGTACAGTGTCAAACGGTGACATCACTATAACACCAGATGGAACTGGTGAGGTAGTTATTTCAAAGATCAACGTAGCGTCTGGTGAAATCGACGGAACAGCGATCGGTGCCAATTCAGCATCAACTGGTGCTTTCACCACAGTGACAACCACAGGAAACGCCACAATAGGTGGTGACCTTACTGTAAACGGTACCACAACCACCATTGACTCACAGACGCTGGTTATCGAAGATCCGCTATTAACATTAGCGAAGAACAACTCAGGCGGAGCGGGCAACACGTTCGACCAAGGTCTATTCTTCAACAGAGGATCGGACGACAACGTTTCATTCATCTGGGACGAATCAGCGGACCAATTCGCTTTCGCGGTCACATCAGGTGAGGATGGAACCACAGCAGGTAACGTGACTATCGACAGTTATGCTTCTTTAAGAGCCAACGTGGCTACATTTGTAGACACAGAAACTGGTACAGTTTCTGCCGCGGACGGCACATTGTCAATGACTATCGCAGACTCTACTGGTAACATAACAACAACAGCAGACATCATCACTTCAGACCTACAGACAAGCACTGTAAAAGCAAATGATGGCACAGCGGCGATCGCAATCGCTGACTCGACCGGTGTTGTGACAGTGTCAACCAACCTAGTAGTCAACGGTGGAACATTCACCTACAACAGTGGTCTTGGAGACTATGACGCAGTGTTTTCAGGACAGACTGAGACCAACCTGCTTTACCTTGACGCCAGCACAGACAGGATCGGTATCGGAACAAACACACCTGGTTATGTTTTAGATGCTTCAAGTTCAACTGATGCATGGAGATTGCCGATTGGTACAACATCACAGAGACCAACAGGTGCGACAGGTATCATTAGATTTAACTCACAGACTGGACAGTATGAGGGTTGTCAAGATGGATCAACATTTGTTAACATAGCGATTGCCGGTGATGCTCCAACTTTCACCAAAGAGACAGCGACAGGTGATGGATCAACTACAACGTTCACAGGTTTCTTTGGATCGGCTCCAGAAAACGTGAACAATGTATTCGTTTACATCGACAACGTGTTCCAAGAACCAACTGAGAACTACACAGTATCAGGTACCAACATCACATTCACTTCTGCCCCACACAGTGCGGCAAGGATTTTTGCGATCACGGGTGCTGACAACACTTCGTTAGTGACAGGTGGTGTTGCGAGATCTGAGACGAGTTCAGTTAACTTCACATCAACTGCAACTAGCATAATGACATTCAACGCTTCTTCTTACAGAAGTGCTGAGATATTCATTCAGTTAACAGACACAGCAAACACAGAATACGCGGCAATGAAAGGTACAGTGGTACACGACGGTACAACTGCATTCATTACAGTGTACGGTATTACGAACACTGGATCAAGTGATTTAGCGACAATTACTGCAAACTACAACAGTGGTACTGTAGAAGTTAAAGCACAGAGCACAGGTGGCGTAACAGCGGCTAAAGTACAGTACTCATTAGCGGCAGTGTAGTAGGCAAAACTAAACCTTAGAGATAATTTTAAACGCCCCAATTGGTAAATACTACTGTTGGGGCGTTTTTTTACGGCTCATCATTAAATCAAACACAATCATGCGGGAGATATAGGAACCATGACAACAAGAAACTTTAGAGTACACAACGGTATTTCAGTTGGTGATATAGTAATATCAGCAAGTGCGAACACCATAACAGGAATGGCGACGGCGGCACCATCGGCAGACGGTGACGTGGCCAACAAGAAATATGTGGACGACTCACTAGCGGGTCTATCACAAAACAGTATTTCACAATTAAACACATCGATCACAGTAACTGACACAGGAACAAACGGAACGATTACCATGGCGGCAGACGGTAACAACGAACTTGTTTTAAATGACACGTCAGCAACGTTCTCAGGTAACGTTGTAGTGACAGGAGACTTAACTGTAAACGGTACGACGACCACGATTGCGTCAACTGTTACCACTCATGCTGACCCACTTATCGAATTAAACACAGGCGCTGGCTCAAACGCTAACGACCTTGGTTTTGTATTTGAAAGAGGATCAACTGGTGACAATGCTGTGTTTATGTGGGACGAGTCAGCAGACACGTTCACACTAGGAACAACAACGGCAACAGGTGCAAGTACAGGTGACTTGACTCTTTCCGCAGTAGGAACACTAGTAGCCAACTTGACAGGAACAGCAACAGCGGCACAATACTCAGACGTAGCAGAAAGATTTGCGGCGAATGAAGTATTAGCACCGGGAACAGTTGTAGCACTAGGCGGAGCAGAAGAAATTTGCAAAGTGAACGAAGAAGCATCAGACGAAGTGTTTGGTGTTGTATCTGGTGAACACCAAGCGGCATTCAAAATGAATGGTGGCGCAGGTTCAGACGATACTCACCCTTACATCGCAATGACGGGTAGAGTTGACGTAAAAGTTATTGGTACAGTAAACAAAGGTGACAGACTTATTTCTGCATCAGTACCAGGTTATGCTAAAGCGGCTCAGAAATCAGAATGCACAGCATTCAACGTGATTGGTAGAGCTCTTACAAGCAAAACAACAAGTGGTAATGGATCAGTATTAGCGGCAGTGAGAGTCAGCCACTAGTAAATACTCATACTTTTTAGTAGAATCAAAAGGCGGTCTTCGGATCGCCTTTTTTTTTAGGCGTATAAATACCTATACTGCTGTCGGTCGGCAATGATATCTAGACCGTGTGTGACATATGTTGCACTAACACAATTATAAGGAGTACCAGGTATGGCCATAGGTCGTATATCAGGGTCGGTCCTAAAGTCCAATCTGACCAGGAACGGAGTCGACCTAGCATTTGAAACAAACCTACTGTATCTCGACGTCACGAACAGTCGTGTGGGTATTGGTACTTCTGAACCCACATCAACTTTACACGTAAACGGTTCGGTGACGGCCACATCATTCTCCGGCGATGGTTCTGCACTCACAAATGTGCCGGCCACACTAGGCGACTTGACTGCTGTGGGATCGACCTTGCAGTCACCAAGCAACGCCAACCTCGTGTTGGATCCAAATGGCACAGGCAAGATAGTGGCACAGGCAGAACTTGTAGTGAACACTTTATCATCAGACGACTCCTCTGCTATACAGATCAATGACAACATAGACATGGGCGGAAATATAATCCCACGTGCCGATGACACATACACTCTAGGTTCACCCACTTCACAATGGGCGGCCTTGTACGTGACGGGTTCGACCATATACCTAGGTGACCTGGCTCTGTCCGCAGACTCAGGAAACAACTCACTGAAGGTATTAAAAAAGAAGGCGGGTAGGGGTAAGCAACACACCAGCATCGCTAACGACTACGAATCCACTGCTGTGGTTTTAAACGAACCGGTGGCCGACACAGATGCTTCCACAAAGAAATATGTGGACGATTCTATAGCGGCGGTTTCTACAACTTCAATAACACAAGGAAATTCTTCAGTAGCAGTCACAGACACAGGTTCCGATGGAACGATCACAGTGACGGCAGACGGCAACGCCGAACTAGTCATCAACGACACCTCGGCCACTTTCAGCGGACAGGTGGTGGCCAACAACGCACTGTCAGTGACCGGCAACATCACGGTGACCGGCACGGTGGATGGCAGGGACGTGGCCACGGATGGTACTAAATTAGACGGTATTGAAAGTAGTGCGACTGCTGATCAAACTGATGCAGAAATTAAAACTGCTTATGAAAATAATTCTGATACAAACGCTTTTACAGACGCAGAGAAAACAAAATTATCAGGCATTGAAAGTAGTGCGACAGCAGATCAATCTGCATCAGAGATACTGACCGCGATCAAGACCGTGGATGGCACGGGATCGGGTCTGGATGCCGACACAGTTGATGGTGTAGAAGCATCTGCATTAGCAACATTGACAGGCGCAGAGACACTAACGAACAAGACCTTAACATCACCGCAGATCAACACTCAGATAGACGTGCTGGCACAGGGCCAGTTGAGATTACAGGACACCGCGGGTGGACAGTACATTGCCTTGAGGGCTCCAGGAACCGTCACATCGAACACCATACTCACACTGCCCGACGGCGCGGGCACGTCCGGACAGGTCTTATCAACGAACGGTGCGGGTGTGCTATCATGGGCGGACGGTGGAGGAGGAGGATCCGGGTCAAGTTATCCCAATTCCACGATATCCACGATGCCGGGCTCAGATAGCAACTATGACCTGGCCAAGAACGCCGCACAGGACACCGCGGAGACCCCGTTTGAAACAGGTGGTACTGATGCATTTGGTGTAAACTTGGGTACAGTATTTGACATGATGGACCCGATCGGCACCACAGAGACAACAGATCTGGGTGCGGACGAGGCCTACGTGGGAGCATAACAATAAATACGAGGAGAGAAAACTATGCCAACAACATTACAATTTAGAAGAGGGACCAGCTCACAGAACGATGCGTTCACAGGTGCGTTGGGAGAAGTCACAATAGACACAACCAATGATGCTTTAAGAATTCATGACAACTCCACAGCAGGTGGATTTGAAACTGTTGCGAGAGAGGCAAAATACGCCGACGTGGCTGAACGCTACCACGCAGACGCTGTATACGAACCAGGCACTGTAGTGAGTTTCGGAGGAGAAAAAGAAATAACAGAATCAACAAGCGATGCTGACAAGCGAGTGGCAGGTGTGTTGTCGACAGATCCCTACACAGTGATGAACAGTCCACACAGGCAACCGGAAATGTTAAATGAATTTCATCCGCCAATAGCGTTATTGGGAAGAGTACCAACAAAAGTTATAGGCACAGTCTCAAAGGGAGATATGATGGTTTCAAGCACCACTCCAGGACATGCACGGGCATGGACAGAAGACACAGATCCACCAGCAGGCACAATAATAGGAAAAAGCGTCGAAGATAAAACCACAAACGACGAGGGCGTGATACAGGTTGTGATCGGAAGGCTTTAAACTATTAAATCTAATATAGTCTGTAACTTACCTTTTATACTTTTATTGTTGAGGGTGTTCCTCAGTCCCATGTGTAGGTTCTTGGGCCAACATTCGAAAGCGGTCCAACAGTATCCTGAGTGTTCCGTGTTCAATTTGGGTATGAATTCTGACTCTATGGCTACGAGGTATGTATGGAAGAAGAACTTCTGATCGTTTGATGTGAACATCTCCAGAGGTATCACTTTCTTGAACTTGGGTACACTACCCGTCTCTTCTTCAATCTCACGTTTAAGTCCTTCGAAGGCACTCTCTGTGAATTTACTTTTACCACCAACCAATCCCCACATGCCTTGTGTTTTCTTATCAGTCCTCTGTAGGAAAAGGAAACGTTTGGTGCTGGTGGCGTAGAACATGGCTCCAGAACAAACTATGTTATCTTTCATAAGTTATTATAACAATTAAGGAGTAGTAGCGTCAAGGCTTGAATTGTATCCAGGACTTGCGCCGCCATCTAAAACAATACTCCAATTACCCTGTGTGTACACACCCTCATACGATTTGACCCATTCCGTTCCGTTGAATCTGTACTGTATGCCTGTGTTAAGATTGGTAAGATAATGTTGTGTTGAATCTGGGTTAGAAGCATCAAAGGCCACATTCCATTTGCTTGTTGCACTGTTATATTCTATAATGTCGCCAACGCTGGCTACAAGTGTACCCCAAGTGGCACTTTGGAAACTTGCTGTGCTATCTCCAACATCGTTGATCACGAGATACCTGTCTCCGTTTACTGGAGTACCTGGATCAAATGTTGCAGGATTTATGATCTTTTTAACACCCGTTAGTGTATTATTTGGTACAGTGTCCTGATCTATTGTGTAAAGTAATATAGTGTCATCTAGTGTTGAGGTTGCTATTGTACCTATGATCTCATTTCCGTTTGGTTGCATCAACCTTATCTGTGACGTTCCATTTGTGACCTTGCCGTACTGGTCAAGTAATGTTTTCCAATTCACAGCAGGTCCAAATGTTTCAAATGGATCGAGATTCGAAGGAGCATTGGCACCTGTATGGAACCCATCTCCACCTGACTTGACACTGGTACCTGTCGTACCCAGCAGTCTCAATTGATTTCCTGTCACTAACAATCCAAAGTTGTTTGGTGTTATGTAACTTCTTGAAGTCAACTCGCCGTCTATCAAACCTTTTGCTATACCTCCATCGTCGTCGTATATGCTCATTATGATTTTCTGTACCACACCTAGTTTTTTGACTTTGACCGGTGGTGATAGCCAAATAGGCATGGAGAAGGTTAGTGTCGCAACATCTATTTCTGTGTCTGCACCCACTGGTATTGTCCTAGAACTGAAAGTAGTGCCTGTCAATTCAACATAACTTAAACTTGTCCAGTCAATGTAGTTGTCAGTTTTCTGTATCTCGAAGTCAGGGTTGAACAAGTAAAGTATTTGCTCCATTATCTGTAATTTTTGATCTGTGTTTGAACTCCATATGTCTGCTGATACTTCTAGTCTAAAAGGTGAAGGCATCACTTTCTCAACAGTGTAACCGGCACCCAATTCATTGGTATAATTTCCGTCGCTGTCAATTTTTCTTTCTTTCAAATGTTGTTTTTCGATATGATAAGGATTTTGCATTCTTTCCCTATCGTAATTTAATTCTCTGACATAACAAGCAATTCTTGGAGCATATTGTAATGCGTTTTCGCTGTTATTCCTTATTATGTTTGCAACCTGTCTCGTGGGATCTCCATACACAACAGGTACTGCCCTCAGTGACACTGATCCATCACTGCCCTTGCCGGTCTCCACGGAGAAGTTACTCAATATCCTAATGAATTGAGTAAGGAATTTTCTAACCTGTCCTTCGTAAAAGTGTAACATTCTTAATTGTCAGCCTTTGGTTTCAATGCATCTGTCAATGATTGTCTCTGTTTGACTGTCAAGCCATTGATAGTAGATTCTGTTGCGTTGTTTACAAAACTTGTTTTGTAGTTTCCTCTTGAATCATTGTTTGTTGTAGTTATTCTCACACTGTCCTCTATCTTAATCCATCTGTTGCCGTCATATCGGAACAATCTGTTTGGTAGATAATCAGTTCTCAAGAAGTAATCTCCTTTGTCAACTCCTGTTGTCGGGAACGATATACCAAACCCTGCAGGATTACCATTAGGGGCAACACCGTCACCATCCAAGTAGAATCCATAGTGCGAACTTGCAGGTGTGTCTATTGTTGCATTCACTGTTGTAGAGCTACTTGCCCTTTGACTTTCTGTATTGACATTCTCTGTCCTGATGTTTCCTCTTTCGTCTATAGGTGCAACATAATATTGTTTGTAATTAAATCCTGCTTTTGGAGAATCTTGTTCTGCCTGTGCAACAATCTGATCGTTGATTGTTTTTTCTTTGTTGAAAGTTGACATATAACTTGCCAGCGATCCTTCTGTTGTTGCGTCTCCGATTACATCTCTGAATTCTTGTGAATCTACTAGGGTCTTCATCTTCAATCTCAATAGGTGTGGCCACCAAGTTGGAGAAAATCCTTCTGCCGCCCTATTCACATCCTCCACAACATAGTATCTTTTCAGTGCAATTGGTATGCTTTCGTCCAATGAGTAATCTTCCTTCATGTGGGGGAATTCTATTACATCACCCGACATTGGTTTCCTGCCTATTCTTTCCACTATATCATTAAGATGTACGGTTAAAAATAGTGTATCGTTCTGCAGGAACATTCCAAACTGCGATAAGTTGAAATCTTGATCTTGCACGTTGTATATTCCCCTAACAACATACACATCGTCTCCATATTTTCTATCTCTGTTCTCTAAAAATAATAGATCTTGTATTGTTGTTTCGTTCAAATCTGAACCTGTTACTCTGGGTTGACTTGGTGATGCTGGTCCATCCTTGTTTGTGTCACCTTGGTCGTATGGTCCGAGGTATTTGTGGAAATGTAGGTCTGTTCCTCCCACCGTGAACATCTCTCTGATGTTACGATCGAAGAATTTGTAGTCATTGCCCTTTTCAGGCTTGAAAATGGATAATCTTGGCATATCATACATATTTATTGCACAGGCAATGACTATAAATATGAGTATGTCAGAACTACAATCAGGACAACAGGAAATTTTCGATTACGTTAAGAACAATCTCGGTGACGGGATGATTGATGTTGAATTGGACCCAAAACACTATCAAACGGCACTGGAAAGAGCAGTAAACAAATTCAGACAGCGATCATCAAATGCTGTGGAAGAATCGTATGCATTCCTGGAACTAAAGAAAAACCAAAACAGTTATATCTTACCAGACGAAATAGTTAATGTGAGAAACTTGAACAGAAGAACAGTTGGTTCAAGGACCGAAGGTGGCGAGGGCGGAACATTGTTTGAACCGTTCAACCTAGCGTACACAAACACCTATCTCCTGAGGGCGGGTGCAACAGGTGGATTGGCAACTTACTATGCTTTCGCATCGTATCAAGAAATGGTTGGTAAAATGTTTGGAAGTTTCATACAGTTCCATTTTGACGTGGCAACTAAAAAATTGACTATCACACAACGACCTAGGGCAGATGACGAGACCGTGCTGATGCACACAGACAACTACAGACCTGACATCACACTGTTCAAGGACATCTATTCAAAACCGTGGATCAGAGACTACACTCTCGCTGTGTCTAAAATAATGTTGGGTGAAGCAAGAGGCAAGTTCAATACAATAGCAGGTCCGCAGGGTGGAACAACACTGAACGGTGATGCACTGAAGCAAGAAGGTCAAGCAGAAATTGAAAGACTCGAAGCAGACATAGGTAATTTCCAAGAGGGCGGAACACCACATAGTTTTGTTATTGGTTAATTCATAATCATATATTTTTAAATAACAGTATCATGGACAATTCTCGATACAAGAAATATAAAGAATGTAATATAGACGAACTAGAACTAATAGTTAATGACCTAGAAAATATGTCTATCAGTGCTTTGAAAAGTAAAAAACTAGAAATCCGTAAATCTATTCTGGGTGCGGTAAAAGAAGCAAAAATAGTCATTGAAAAACGCCTAAAAAAATAGTATAATAAACCTATGTTGATAGGTATAGTAGGTTTGATAAGTTCTGGCAAAGGCACAGTCGCTGACAGACTCGTGGAAAAACACGGATATCAAAAAGACAGTTTTGCTAAAAGTTTGAAAGACGCTGTCGCATCCATGTTCAATTGGGATAGAGCTATGCTTGAAGGAGACACGGAATCCAGTAGACACTGGAGAGAACAGCCAGACAAATTTTGGAGTGAAAAGTTTGGGAAACCCACCACACCAAGATGGGTGTTACAGTTTTTCGGCACAGAAGTAATGCGTGGTCAAATGTATGACGGAATTTGGGTTGACAGTTGTATAGGTAGATACAAAGGACAAAATACAGTCATAGCAGACACAAGATTTCCCAACGAAGTAAAACAGATAAGGGAACAGGGTGGCAAAATAATACTCGTAAAAAGAGGACAAGATCCTGACTGGTTTGTCAATTATACAGAAGGCAATATAGAACCCAAGGGCATACATTCTTCTGAATATGCATGGGCAAAAGAAGAGTTTGATTACGTCATTGAAAACAATAGCACAAAAGAAGAATTATACGCAAAAATAGACAACCTAATCGTCAGCGACAAGATCTCCCATTCTCCAGCCAAGACGTCTGACCCCTTGCAACCTCTGGCAATTGGCACAAACTGTTTTTAGATTAGAAGTAGCAGTATTACGTAGATCCCCATCAATAAAATACACATCCAATTGTGTTTGATTTTGTGCTTTGAATCCACACAGTTCACACTTACGTTTCTTTTTGTAACCTGAACGCTGTAATGCAGTGACCCCACCTATCTTCTTGTTGTGTTTTTTACGATTACACGTGTCACACAGGCTACGCCAATACACGGTTGACCCTTTGCGATAAGCATAGGCCCGCGGCTTTGCTTTACACTCTTTGCACAATGGTCTGTTTTTATACTGCATACACGTATTTAAGTCGCCTATATAGGCACCACGAAAATGGTAAGAATTGTCGTAAAAACCGTATGATTGAATAAATAGTTCTAGTATATACGTACAACTTGCAAGGAGAATACGAAAAATGGCTTTAACATCACCAGGAGTAGAAGTTAGTGTAATAAACGAAAGTTTCTATGTACCATCAGATGCGGGTACGACACCACTATTCATAGTAGCATCAGCACAAGATAAGAAGAACGGAGCAGGTGACGGCACAGCGTCTGGAACACAGACATCAAATGCCAACACTGCATATTTGATTTCTTCTCAAAGAGAATTAACAGAGACTTTTGGAGATCCAAAATTCTACACAGACGCATCAGGAAATTCATTACACGGTTATGAATTAAATGAATGGGGTCTACAAGCGGCGTACAGTTTCTTAGGAGTTGCCAACAGAGCATATGTGCTAAGAGCTAACGTTGACACAAACGGTTTAATTGGAAGTGCTTCGGCACCGACAGCGGCACCAACAGATGGAACATACTGGTTTGACCTTGCAACAAGCAGTTTTGGTTTATTTGAATGGTCAAAGACTAATCAAGCATTCACAACAGTTACTCCAACACTTATCACTTCAACAAGTGACCTAGTTGGCGGTGTCTCAACTGGTGCACCAAAAACTTCAATCGGTGTAATTGGTGATTACGCAATCAACACAACACACGTTTCAAACAAGATCTACAAAAAAACTGCAAGTAACACTTGGGTACAGGTTGGATCAGAAGCATGGAACACATCACTCCCAGTGGTGACGGTTGCTTCAGGAACAACAGTGACAAGTGGCCACACAATGGATATCAACGGTACTACCGTGACAACAAGTGGTACAACACTGGCAAACGTTGCGGCGGCGATTGGTTCAAATGTAACCAACGTTACTGCAAGTGTAAATGCTACAACAGGTAACTTAGAAATCTTCCACAACGGTAAGGCACTAGGCGACTCAACAGGTGGTACTAACACAATAAGATTTGAAGAAGGAAATGGAACATTAGTAGCGGACTTAGGAATAACTTCAAACACTGTGTTAAACGGTGTTCAATTCTTACAGGACAAACACACAAACAGACCAACTTGGAAGACTGCAGACGAGAACAGACCTAACGGTTCAGTTTGGTTCAAGACAACTTCTGCAAACTCAGGAGCAAGTCTTGTTACTAAGATTTACAGTTCATCAAACGCTAGTTTCTCAACAGTTGCTAGTCCATTATACGCCAACCATACATCAGCGATTTTCAACCTAGATGCGGCAAACGGTGGTTCAAGTTTAACAGTTGGAACAATATACGCACAATACAACATAACTGAAGAGTCAATGACAGCGGCAGATGCCACAGATGCTACTCCAAACGTTGGTGACTTCCAACTGTTCAGATATGAAGGTGGTGCTACTACAATTACTAGTAACGTTACTTCCCCAACTTTCACAAGTTCAGAAACTTTCTCAATACAGGAATCAGTGAAGAACCAAGAAGCATTGAGTACAGCAGTAACAGTAACGCTAGGTGGTACTGATGCTGATGCCTTTATTGCGGCAGTGAACGGTGCGGCATTAACAAACGTTTCAGCAAGTAAGACAACTGCAGGTGCGATTGTTATGACACACAAACTAGGTGGTGAATTCAGGATGGTTGACACATCAGGAACACCATTAGCAGATGCAGGATTCAGTCAAACAACTGCTCACGCTTATGGAACATTCACAAACAACAGTGCAACATTACTTGACAACTTGTATGACATACCAACAGGTGACAGCATTGACTCAAGTGCTAACACAGGTATCATAGCAAGTAACTGGAAAAGATTAAGTTACACTGCTTCAACAAGTGCACCAACTAATGAGCCAGCAGATGGAACATTATGGTATGACACTTCTACAGACGAAGCAGACATCATGGCACACAATGGTACAACTTGGGTTGGATACGCAACAGCATACTCAAGCACAGATCCAGAAGGTCCACAATTCAGTGCAACAGCACCGACTACACAGTCAGATGGTACTGCACTTGTAACTAACGACTTATGGATTGACACTAGTGACTTAGAAAACTATCCAAAACTTTACAAATATAACACATCAGCAACTTTGAGTTCTACAAACACAGCGAACCAAGTAGCAGTAACTACGACAGGCGCGGCGTGGGAACTAGTTGACAAATCAGACCAAACAACAGAAGACGGTATTGTTTTTGCTGATGCTAGATTACACACAGCGGCCGACAAGGCAGATTCATTGTCAACAGGCGGTGCAGGAACATTCAGCACAATTAAAAGTTTATTGAGCGATGGCTTCCTAGACCCAGATGCTCCTAACCCAGACCTATACCCACAAGGTATAATGCTTTGGAACACAAGAAGATCTGGTTACAATGTTAAAGAATACAAAAACAACTACATCACAACTACGAAATATCCTGGTTCAGGATCAGCAGGCTTAGGTAACATCAGAACATCAAACAATGAATCTGTTGCTACATACTTCCCAGACAGATGGGTGACTAAATCAAGCAACAACGCTGACGGGTCCGGTACATTCGGTAGAAAAGCACAGAGAAAAGTGATTGTTGAACAACTGAAATCAGAGATCGACACCAACCAAGCGATAAGAG